ACGCTATTATTGAGCGCAACAACCGTGGATACGCTGAACGCCTAGTGCCTGTCAGCTACTACGACGTGGACGTAAAAGACGTGGACGGAGAGCGCGTGTTTGTCATCCGTGATTATGGCGTGGTGACGCAAGAAAACATGCTGGAGATTAGCAACATGAACCGCATGTCGCCAATCCGCTTGCACCGCGAGAACATTGGGTTGGCCAAGGCGGCACAAGACTTCGGGTCAGAATACTTTGGGCAGAAGGGACAAATGACGGGTGTGCTGGCTAGTGATCAGCCGTTGCGCAAAGAGCAGATGGACGTGATTCAGAACAGCTGGAACCAAAGCGCGATGAACGCGGGCACCAAGCTGTTGCCGTTTGGATTCAAATACCAGCGCATCACAATCACACCTGACGAGGCGCAGTTCATTGAGACACGCAAGTTTCAAGCAGAAGAAATTTGCCGCATCTACAACGTGCCGCCAGTGTTGGTGCAGTTGCCGTCACAGACGACGTACAACAACGTGGAGCAACAGAACTTGATGTTTGCACGCCACACCATTAGCCCGTGGACCAAGCGCATCGAACAAGAGATTGACCGCAAGTTGATTCAGTCGTTTGAGCGCCCAGAGATTTACAGCAAGTTCAACATGAACGACTTGCACCGTGGCGACTTGGCCGCACGCACCAACTACTATCAGCAGATGTTGCAGAGCGGTGTGATGAGCATTAACGAGGTGCGCAGCAAAGAGCAGATGAACCCAGTAGAGGGTGGCGACGTACACACAGTACAAGTCAATCAGATTGCGCTTGACAGACTAGGCGCCTTTTCAGATAAAATGAGCGAAAGCGATGGAGAACAACCAACAGTATAAAGACGCTGAGAAGCGGACGATGGGCACCATTGAGGTGCGCGAGTCTGACAGCGACGACATGATGCTCGAAGGGTATGCCGCTGTGTACAACAGCGAGACGGACCTAGGGCATTTCCGCGAGGTCATTAGACCTGGCGCATTTGACGACGTACTTGAAAACGATGTACGCGCACTGATTAACCACGACCCAAACTTGATTCTTGGTCGGACCACAAACGGCACGCTTGAGTTGAGCGTAGACGAACGTGGCCTAAAGTACAAGGTGAAGTTGGGCGATCAGCAGTATGCAAAAGACTTCTACGAAAGCGTAAAGCGCGGTGACATCTCACAGTCATCTTTTGCGTTTACCATTGACAAGCAGTCATGGAACGAAGAACGCACCGTGCGCAGCGTAGACAAGGTGCGGCAGTTGTTGGATGTGTCACCTGTGACATACCCAGCATACGCAGCCGCCACGGTACAAGCGCGTGACCAACAGCTTGAAAACGACGAGGCCGTTGCCGAGGTGGTGGCCGACACAGATACAACAGATACTACTATTCAAACACAAGAACCTATGAATCTCAACGAGATGAAGGCGACCCGTGCCAAGCACGCTGATCGCTTTGAAGAATTGGTCAACTTGGCGGAAACTGAAAACCGCGACTGGACCAACAACGAACAAGAAGAAGCTGACCTCTGCAAGCGCGAGGTTGAGCGCCTCGACAGCAAGATTGAGCGTCGTCAGGCACACGAAGACATGATTTCACGTCAAGCCCAGATGGGTGGCGCGTCAGTGTCAGAGGTCAAAGAGATTAACAAGATTAACCGTTCTTTCTCTTTGAGCCGCGCTGTGCAAGCTGCCAGCTTTGGCAAAGCACTCGAAGGCGCAGAAGCTGAGTGGTCACAAGAAGCGGCAAAAGAATACCAAATGCGCGGTTTGCAGATGAGCGGCCAAATTGGTATCCCTGCTTCTGCATTGTACCGTGCTGGTGGTGCTGACAACTTCCAAGCTACTTCAGGCGACGGCTCTGGTTTTGTTGCTACTAGCGTGCCTGGTGTCATTGACGCTTTGCGCACGCCAACAATGGCCGAGCGCGTTGGTGTCACAACCATCAACAACGCTACTGGCAACTTGAAGTTCCCACGCGTGTCTGCAAAGGCCGCAGGTACAGAACCATCTGATCCAGACAACGAAGTTGGTATTGACGCAAATTCAGGTTTGGAACTGGACGAGTTGACGCTCTCACCTATCCGTGTGGCGGCTAAGACCAAGTACAGCAAGCAGTTGATTCTGCAAGGCGGTGCACAGGTCGATGCTATGATTGCACGCGAGTTGTCAGCTGGTATCAATGAGACCATTGACAAGGCAGTGTTTGCAAAAGCCGCTGCAACTGCTGGTGCACAAGCGGACAAAGAGAACGGTTCAGTTGCATACTCTGACATCACAGCTGCACAAAAAGCTGTGTTGGCCGCTGGTGGCGATTTGAACGCCTGTGCGTTTGTTGGTTCACCTTCTGCAATGAGCATCTTGAAAGGCGAGGCCGCCGTTGCCAGCATTCGTGCCGTAACGGAAGGCAACAGCATTGACGGTTACACAACTTACTTTACGCCAAACTTGGTTGACTCTACAGCCAACGAAGGTGCATTGTTGTTTGGTGACTTTGGTTTGGGCATGGTACTCGCGTTCTTTGGCGGTATCGACCTTTTGGTTGATCCATACAGCAACGCTGGTAATGCGCAAATTGCTTTGCACGTCAATAAGTTCTACGACACAGACGTGCGCCAGGCAGGTGCATTGTCTTACACGTACGACTTTATTGCCTAATAACAACTAAACTTTGGGGGCCTGGCGATGGGGCTGGGCCTCCATTTTTTCTATAACCATGCACGTAGTACGCGGAAACCATACAGACGGAATTGATTTGGTGTCATTGGCTGACATGAAAGAGTTTTTGCGCGTTGACCACAGCGACGAAGACACGACCATTACAGCGTTGTTGGACACTGCGGTGGCATGGGCTGAAGACTACACCAACCGTCTGTTCCACCCTAACGGAAGCGCAGATTTCTATTTGTCAAGGTGGCGCCCAGCGTGCTTGGCGTTTGGTCCCGTGACTGCGATTGATGCAGTCAAGTACAATGTGCCAGGTGCACAGTACACGCTAGACGCAAGCAAATACTACTACGAGACGGCACACGACGGAAGCATGATGATTTACTTTCACGACGTGCCTGATCTAGAAGAATACAACGCACACCCTGTGAAGATTGAGTGCACCGTGGGACTGGCACCGCAAGAAAATGTGAAGCACGCAGTACGCATGTTGGTGGCGCATTGGTACGAAAACCGTCGTGCAGTAGTGACTGGCACGATTACAGCAGAAGTACCTATTGCCGTGGAGGCATTGTTGAACTCTGAACGCATTATCGACTTGCGGCAATGAACATCGGATTCTTAGATAGAAGAATTACGTTTGTCAATCAGCAGACGACGCAGAACGCCTATGGCGAACTGGTCGGCACGCCTGTTGATGGCGTTACTGTGTGGGCGGCACTTGACAACAAGAGCGCAAATAGTAGCGTACTTACAGAACAAGACACGAGCATTAACGTAGTCACGTGGCGCGTGCGCAGTTCTACAGACACCAGGGCAATCACGCCTAAGTACAAAATTCGTTACGGCACAGAGATGTACAACATCTTGGCTGTGCAAGAGGTAGGCCGCAACAACGAGTTGCACTTCATCAGCGAGCGCGTAATTTCCGAGTGATGGCAACAGTACGTGTAGACGGACTTGACGCCATTACAAAGAAGATGGCCAACATTGCCAAGTGGAGCGAGCGCGACGCGACTGCACTGAAGGCAATTAACAAGCGCGTAGGCGAGGTGTACAACAACGCTTTGCGTGCTAACATCAAAGACGCCAAGACCGACATTAAAGTTTACAACCGCACAGGCGGTGGTCCAGGTCGTAAGGCAGGCAAGACGGGAACGGTACGACAAGTAATTAAGCGCGGCACGTTGCGACGCAGCATCAAAGTGTGGCAACCACGACGCGCAAGCATATTCACACTAGCAGGTCCACGAACACGCAACAAACGCGACATTCGCAACAACCGCGTGGACGGGTGGTACTCTGCTATTGTAGAGAACGGTGCTGGCTTTGGTGGCAAGAAAGCGTCACGCAATGCTGGGCTGTTTATTCGCACACAAATGGCGACACAAAGCCGCATGAACAAACTGCAACAAACATTGCTACGGCAACAGTTTGCGCGTTATTTTAAGACGGCATGAAAGTAGGCGCTTGCATAAACAGAATGTTGCTTAACGATTCAGACGTGTCGACATTGGTTGGCACACGGATCTACCCAGAGCGTGCGCCCGAAGGTGCGGCGGCGCCTTTCATTGTGTACAGCGTGGTAAGCAACCAGCCAAGCGACACCAAGAACGGCACACCGATTGACGAGGCGCAGTTGGAGGTGTTCAGTGTGGCAAGCACATACGCAGACACAAACAGTCTGGCTGACTTTGTGCGCACTGCGTTGGACAGGCAAAGTGTAGAGGTAGTAATAAACTCTCAAACAATTAAAGTTGAGAGCGTGCAATACACGAACGAGGTGACCGAAGTAGATACAGACAAAAACCTATTCGTAGCAGTTCAAGACTACACATTTAGAATACTTAGATAATGGATTTTATTCTCGACAACTGGCCTGAAATTTTGCTGGCACTGCTTACAGCTGCTGGCACGATTAGCGCCTTGACTGAAACCGAAAAAGACGACGACATCGTGGACATGCTCAAGCGTATCTTGAGTGCCATTGTGCTTGGTCGTACATACAAGAAACCCAACAACAACGAATAATTATGGCAGCAACAGAAGGCATCCGGAATGGCTCCGGCATGACAGTCTACTTCTCAGGCACTGACGGGTCTGAGGTAATTGTAGACCACATCACAGACTTCACCTACACGGTCAACGTGGACATGGTGGACATTTCTACAAAGAACAACGGAGGTTACCAGGCATCATTGCCACGGCAAAAGAACGCATCATTGTCATTGACTGCTTTCTATGCAAGTGACGCAACCAACGGTTACGAGAACTTGGTGAGTGCATGGTTATCTGGCACAAAGCAGTACGTCAAAGTCACATCAGTTGACTACGATGCAGCTGGCGCAGCTACCGAGCACGCAGACGACTACAAGTACGAATTTGCAGCGTATATTGAAAGCGTAGAATTGAGCGCTGGAACTGAAGACAACGCAACGTACACTGTCAACTTCCGTTCTGAAGGCGCAATCACGCAAACCGTCATCTCATAATGAACATCACCCTTGACAACCAAACCTTTCCAGTGCGCGCTAACATGCGTGCCTGGCGCAACTACGAACGTCAGACAGGCAACAAGGTGGCCAGCATCGACGCAGAAGATGTGACGGCCATGCCTGAACTGCTGTACTACTTTGTGGAAGAAGGTTGCAAGCGTCAAGGGATGAAGTTTGAGATGCTCGTTGATGATTTTTTGGGATTGATTGAGGTGGGTGATCTACCCAAGGTGGTCGAGATAATCGAGCAGTCGATGGGTGGTG